CTGGTCTTACAGATAATTCTGATACACAGGCAACACAAAAAGCCAGATCTTATTTTGGTGCAGGAGGTATGTGGAGTAAGGGCGATCCCCAACCTATGGTTGAGGTTGCTATGATTGATTCCGGTACTAGAATTAAAGCACCTATATATAGTGGTTCATTTGGGGCAGCACTTACTGTGCAGACAGTTACAACTGGATCAACTACTGGATTAGGGTTTACTGCAAATGCAGGTGATATGACAGGTATAGCTAATAACTGTACGTCTTATTGTCGTACCGGTGCTAATGCGGGATTGTACAGAGTATCTGATGATACAAGTACTACTACATTAACCTTTGATCATTCATGGCCTGAAGATATTGCTATTGGCGATACATTTGCTAGAATTGGTCTCGCTACTGGATATTGTACTATGCAGACCGGCAGTGAAAGTATTTATATTGAAAACGATGATGCGTCCGCTACTAATGGTTGGGGCGTTATATGCGAACATCTCGATGCTAGAGAAGCTAGTAAAGAGTTCGCAGTTTTCAGATTTATACCAAAGCATTTCGGAACACCGATAGCAGCGTAATAGTATAGTATTTTAGTATTGAATTAATAGTTTAGATTAGAAGGAGAGATTAACAATGGCTAATCCTTTGACCTCGCCAGCATTTGTAAAAATGTTACAAGAGGACTTACGTCAGGTTGATGAGGATTCAAAGAAGTATAATGATCTTCATAGTAAAAAGGAGCAGATATTTGATATTATTACCGACTCTACCAGAGCATGGGAAGAGTGGACATCTGTATCAGCTCTTACTGACATACCGCAGTTCAACGGTAGGTTGACAACCCTTGGTATTACACCGGGATATTCAACTAAAATTGAACCTGCTGAGTACGCTGGTAAAACAATGGCGAGCAGAAAATTGTTTGATGATTTACAGTACGACATCTTGATGGATTTAGCTGCGCAATTGAAAAACTCCGCTTACAGGGTTAGGGATAAAAATGCTGTTAAGATTTTTGCTAACGCAACATCTGCAGCATTTGATTTTATGCCTAGTCAGGAAGAGGGTTTGGCTCTTGCTAGTAACAGCCATACAACTAAGGTTCCCGGAGTTTCCACTTCTAGTGGATTTGATAATCTTGGAACATCTGCGTTGAATGCTGTTTCTGTTGCAGCTACAAGAATTTTGATGAGGAAGTTTAGAGCGGCTAATGGTGAAAGAATTGACATGGGCGATAGTTATTGCCTGTTAGTTCCTGATGACCTGTTCTTTAAGGCATCAGAAATCAATAAGACGGTTCTCGAAGTTGATAGTGCGAATAACAACGTGAATATGCAAAAAGGTTTATATGGTATTATAAACTGGTTGCGTCTTAGCGACACAAGTACTACTAGTTGGGGTATGCTAGATACAACTACTATGAAGAAAAACTTCAAGTGGATACAGCGTGCCGATGCGGAAACAAATAACACAATTGATTTCGACACGTTTTCGCTTCAAAATTCTGTATATGAAAGACATGCTGGTGGCTTTATTGACTGGAGAAGTTATTTCCACAATAACGTTACATAAGCATATTAATGGATATATGCTCCCCTTTTGGGGAGCATGTGTCTCTTTGCGTTAACGGGTAAGCCGTGGTTTGATTCCACGGGGCAGCGATGTTCCTGATTCTTAAGGAGAGTAATATGGGTTTTACTAATTTCCCAAACGGAGTTACAAGTTTTGGAGTTCCTCTGTTTGGCAGTTCGGGCAGTGGTATAGTTACTGGTAATGTATTTTTTGTTGATAGTGGCCATGATCTGGCTGCAGACGCAGGAAATGCCGGCCAGAGAAACCAGCCATTTGCCACTGTAGATTTCGCAGTTGGGCAGTGTACTGCAAATAACGGTGATGTGATATATGTACTACCGGGACATGCAGAAACTTTATCGGCGGCTGATGCTATTGATATAGACGTGGCTAGTGTTAGTGTTATAGGTATTGGTAACGGAACAGATAGACCGACTTTTACTTATGATAATGCAGCCGGTGAAATAGTAATCGGTGCAGATAATGTACTGGTTGAAAACATCGTATGTAATGCTAGTGTTACTACTGTACTAATTGGTATTTCTATTGAAGATGGTGTTGATTATGCTACAATCCGTAATTGTCAATTTGGTGTTGATGCTACAGGTACTGACGAGTTTAATGCAACAATACATATTGCCAATAACAACACAGGTACTGTTATTGAGAACTGTATAATTGACAATGGAATAGGCGCAGCTGTTGCAGGTATTCATATGGATGCTGATACGGCAATGACAACTATTAGGGGCAATATTATACGCGGAGATTATTCTACTGCTAATATTGTAGGTGATACGACACTATCAACAAATGTATTGATTCAAGGGAATATTCTCGAGAATGGCATTGGTGGTAATTTGAATGCACAACCTGGAATAGAGTTGCTTACAGCAACTACTGGAACTATAGCCAATAATTATATTGTATGTGACCTTTCTACTAAGGCTGCATCTGTAGTTGCTGATACATGTTTGTTATTTGAGAATTATTACAATGAGGATATTAGTGGAGCTGCTACTGGTGGTATTATAGGTACTGCATCTGCTGATGATTAATAAGTAAGAAGTTTTTAATTCTAATGATTGGGCTGGGGCAGGGGTAACCTTGTCCCACCATCATTCATTACTATTTAGAGGAGAAGCTGGATGGTTATAAAGAAAACAAAGAAGAAACAGGCAGTAAAGAAAGAAGTTGAGGAAAAGATAGTTAAGGACAGTACAGAGAAACCGGGTATATTGGTGGACGAGTCTGAACTGGCAGAGCTTAAGAAGTATAAGGCTATTGTAGAAGAAGCCAATGCAAGGGTAGCACCGGCCGGTAAAGTCGTAGATGATGGTTATAAATATTTTGCTGACTTTGATAAGGGAAGTTCTGTACCTGCATGGGCATTACCAAGGCAAACCGAAACATTAGAGAGCGAAGTAAATAGAATTAGTAGTATGTTAAAAAAGAAAGAGGTTCCGATAGAAGAGATTCCTTATGCTGAAGCTGATCATAAACGAAGATCGGAACGGTTAGAACAGATTAAGAATTCTAAGCCGAAACTAACCGGTTTACAAAGAGATGAATTAAAAAAGAAGAGAGACAAGCTTGCTGATGAAATAACAAGAAGTAAGTTTACAAAGTTGGAAATGGAAAAGGGACTGGCTGATCCTCATGACGAAGCATTTAGAATGTCTGAGCCATGTATTAATATGGACACAGAAGAAGCTAGGCGTATGGGTATTTCGGTTTCTGCAAATGGCAAGGTAAGTCGCAGCGTTGCGGAGAATGCATGGAAAATGATGTCTACATTACTTGAAGACACCCCTGCTAATCCCAATTCAGAAATGTTAAGAAATGACACTGGCAAGTCTAAGCGCAATATGATCACTGTTCCGGAAGGTTTTGATTATAATAAATTAGAAAAGAAAAAAGAGTTGGTTGGATAAAAGAAGAGAGGCAAAATGGACGGACAAGAGATGAAATATCGAGTGCAATTACTCCTCGATGAAGAAACTGGTGGCGACTTTCTGGATGAAAAAACAGTATATGATTTTCTGAACGAAGGTGCGCTGGAAGTTGCAAGGCAGACAGGTGCTTTGACAACTACGCAGTCAATTACCATAGTAGCAGACCAGACCGGCTATACACTAAATGCTGATTACCTGAAGATGTATTTAAAAGATAGAAGCGGACACTTCTTTATTAAATATAACGATGGTACGAATAATACTTTTATCAAGTGGGTTCCGTACGAAGATATCATTATTAGTGACGATACTACTTCTGTTCTTATACCTACTAGGTTTAGTATTACTGACGACCCGACACTAGATAGTCAGGAGGCTGGTACGGCAACAGGTTCTGGTTCATTGGGTGCTAGTAGCGGCGAAGCCACATTAACGGATAGTGCAGCCGATTTTAGTGATGTAAGCGCAGGTGATATCGTACACAATACCACAGATAGTTCTAGTGGTGTCGTTGTTTCTAAGACTTCATCTACCGTACTTGTAACTGCACTCTTTCCCAACGATCCTAGTGCAAGTGTTGATAAGGATTGGGACAGTTCTGATGCTTACGTGATACAACCACAGGGAAGGTTTAGACTGGTTCTAGACCCTCCCCCAAGTACGGCAGATCATACGATAACGTTTTATTACGTACATAAACCCGCACCGGTATGGTCGGCATTTAGAACATTTAGATATCCACCTCATTTGAATTTGGCGACAATTAAGTATGCAGCATGGTTATTAAAGTACAGGGACAGGGAACCTAGTTTTGGTGATAAGCTATTTGTGATGGCTGACAACTCAATGCGTAGAAGTAAATATGATATGGATAAATCACTTAATAGAAGCAGAATACGTGTTAATATGAAAGTTAGGAATTGATTCTCTTATGGCTGTATCTAAAAAGAAAAAAACTATAGATAAAGATTTTGAAGTGTTTCAGTTTGGACTAGATGGTAAACTAATTACATCTGTTGATTCTACCCGTATTTTTTTGGATCCCGAGGGTACATCCGCTGATAAACAGGAAAACTTTAAGAGTTTGAAGAACATGCGCTATACTGACACCGGTATACGCGGTATCAGGGGAATGACCAAGATTAATTCTACGGCATTATCTAGTCATCCTAAAGCTAGAAATATACATCACTTTTCAAAGTCACAACCTG